GGTCAACGTCAGGGCGTTGTAACTGACGCCCGTAATGGTCGTTCCGGCCGGTATTGCACCGCCCGAATCGCTGACCGTGGCGCCGCAAATGAATTGGTAGTTCGGCGAGCCGGTGAAGGTGACTACGTTGCTACCGGCGGTCGTGGTGACCGTCGTGGTCGCCGTGCCGGCGCCGCTCAGGCGATACAGGTAGCCGTAGGTGCCGTCGACGATGACAGCGTAGCCGCCCAGACCGCCGAAAATGGCGCCGTTGTCGCGGATGCAGACCGGCCCCGAATTGGTGTTTAGCGTCCCGACCACCGCGGTCGAGAACTGAGCAATGCTCGACTGCGTGGCCGGCACCGTCATCGTGATGAGGTAGACCGTCGCGCCGACCACGGCAAGGGCCGTAGAACCGCCGGGAAGCACCCACAAGCCGCGAACGGGGCCTGTCTGGGTGCTGAGTATGGGATTCAGGCCGGGGCAGCCCAGAAGCGCTATAGGCTCCTTGGCGTCCTTCTCGGCATCGATCTCGGGATACCAATTGATGAGCCGCTGGGCATCCTGCAACAGCATCGGGGCTTCATACGCGCTCCCGACTAGGCCGAAATCAGCGCCCTCGTAACTCACGCGAAGCCGCCGTGCATGATCCAACCGGCGTCGGTGCGGCGACTGCGGACGATGTCGCGGTCGAAGAAGGCTTCGACGTCCGGAATCTCGTTCAACGCTTTAATCGCTGCCTTCGATTCCATCGCTTGCTTTACCAGCAACGCCCCGGCGGTCTTGCCGTACTCGGGGGCCAGCTCGAGGGCGAGGTTTTTCTTGAGCGCTCGCGCAAAGCCTTGCGGGAGATTGATCGCCTGATTGACGTTCGCGAAGTCCGTCAGGATCGTGTCCGTCCACAGGTGCAACGAGCCCGCTTGCGACGGATTGGGGTAGAAATACAGGTTCCCGATCGGGTACGTCGGGTCGTAATAGCACAGGATCGGCCACGGGCCGGCCAGACCTTTGAGGCCAATGGCGGTGTACTTGTCGCGACCGACGATGTCGATGGGGTAATCGAGCCCGGTGTTACCGCTTGAGGTGATGCGGGTGAACGCGTTCGTGATCCGCAGCGGGCGGCCAATGGGGAAATTGCCCGGGGTCGTGTAGGTGATCGTCTCGGCCGCCGACACCGTCGCCGTCGCATTCGCCGACATGGTCACCGTGTTGGTGCCGATCGACAGGATGGTGGTGCCGGAGGGGATCGCCGACTGCACGTCGGTGAGCGTGCCGCCCACGACGAGGTTGGACGGGATGGTCACGCCCGAGATAGTGGGTGAGCCGCTGACGAGGGTACCGGTGAACGTGCCGCCGACGGGGTTGCCGACGGTGTACTGGTATTGACCTGGCGTAAAGGTGAGGATGTTCTCAACCGACGAGAAGATCATCAGCTTGTCGATCGACCACGCCTCGATGAGGTCGTTTAGGACCATCAGGGCGTCAGCCGCGTCTGCGGCGCTCGGGGTTTCGCCGGCTTCCAATGCGTTGATGTTACGCAACGCGCCGGTGATGATGTCCATTGCGGTGGTGCTGTTTGCAGCCATTATCTAACCATGCCTCCAAGGCGCATCATCGAAAGGTTGAGCGTTGCTTCGTAGGGCGTCGAATTCGCAGCCGGCGTGCCGCCGTAGGCCGCGATGATGTCGGTGCCGTCCAAAGTGTTTGAGGTGCCGTTGGTCGCCACCGGACTGTTGCCAATGCTGATCGAACAGATCGCATCGCAATCCACGCGAATCATGGCCGTGTAACCCGAAAACTGGGCTAACGCGGTGCTGCTTCCCGTGATTGCGATGGTCTGTTCCGCTACCGGGGGCTCTTGCGGAGCCTGACCGGCCATCGGCGCGTAATTGGTCGCCGACGGTACGCTCGCAATCTGGCGGTATTCCGAGACGTATAGCGTTGCTATTTAGACGATGGCTGACGGGAAGGTTGACAGGCCCAAATTCGCGTTCTCATAACGAGAAACGAGAATCAGGATCTGATAGTTGCTTTGCGCGCCAATCGTGCTGCCCGTCGAATTGACGAACTGCACGATGATCGAGCCCGCCGTAGAACACCACGAGGACCCGACCGACAGGCCGGCAACGTGGGACTGCGACTGAACGTCGACGATGTCGTAAGGCAACACGCCCGGCAGCGAGTAAGTGGCGGTATTGGACGTGTTGGCAGTCACCGAAGGCGTCGTAATCGCCAACGCGAGCAGTTCCTGCAACTTACAATTGCCGCCTTGGGGAGTAGTTCCACCTGGCATTGATTTCTCCTAAAAAGGGCCGGTATTACCCGGCCCCGTTGATCAGTTGGTGGTAATCGCCGACGGCAGCGACGAGAACGTGCCCGGGCTGGTCGACACGCTCGAGATGTACCGAGCGACCGTGATCAAGTACGTACCCGACGGGGGCGTGATCGTCGCAGCCGACGTCACCCAGTCGATGTAGAACTTGTCAGCCGTCGACGTGTCGACGCGGAAGCCACCGATCGAGCAGCTCGCCGCGGTGCTGGGCGGGTTGATCGCAAGGATCACGTCGCCGGCCAAGATGCCGGTCGCCGCGGTCGCGTACGTCGCGCCGTTCAAGCCGTACGACTGCTCGACCGAGCTGGCCGTCGCAATCTGAGTCGGAGTGATGGACACCGCAATCGTCTGAATGGTCTGCAAAGTCGACCGCGGCGGCTGGGTGTTGGTCGTGCCAATAGTGGCCGGTCCAGGATTAGCCATTGAAAAGTACCTCGGAAAAGAAGGGGATAGAGGGGGCTGTTACGCCCCCTCCGTCGATTAGCCGGCGATCTTGACGCCCAGTTCCGGATAGAGCGAAGCCCATCCGTAGAGCACGTCAAAGCGGGTGGGCAGGGCATCGTTGTTGATCGTGTACTGACGAACAACGCGGAAGTTGATACCTGCTTCCTCGTCGACCGCACGCGCGGCCATATCGACGCCGCCCGGCAGATCGAGGTCGGCGAACGCCAACGCCAAGCAGTCGCGGTGCATCGCAATATTCTGCGGCGACACCGTGCCGGCATACGCGCCCGACGCCGAGCCCCAGACCTGAATCGCGGCGTTGCTCGCAGGCTGCGCCGTGACGTTCTGGAACTGGCCACCGTAGATGCCCGCGTTCTTGACGTAGAAGTCGAGAGCGCCGCCCGAGGACGAGCTGTAGACACCGGTCGTGCTGTTGTACGTACCGTTCGACAACGTCGACGGCGGCGCAATAACGACGAACTGGCGCAGACGGTTGGAGCCGTACGCACCGCGGTTCTGCGGGTTGGCCGAGTACACGCCCGCGACGGTGATCACGTCGCCAACGGTCAGGCGAGCCGCCGCCGAAGCCGTCCAGCCCGTGGACTGGATAAGACCCGACGACGCCCAACCCGACGAGAGCCACGCGCTTGAGGTGTTGTTCGCCAAGGTCGGCGTACCGCCCTGGGCGCCTACGGTGTAGGACACCACGTTCTGATCCATGTACCAGTCGAAGCCGGCGAAGTTCTTGGCAACCAAGCCCTTCTCGATCTGCTCGGCAACGCCCGATTGCGGGTTGAACAGGCCCTTCACGGAGTCCTGCGCGTACGCCATGCTGAACGGGTCAAGGATGACCACGCGCTCGCCATCGCGAGGCGCGGCTTCACCGTCGAGGATCGCGCCCGCGAGCGTGAAGCTCAGGAACGACGCCGGCGGCGTACCCGGGGTACCGACCGCGTTCGGGATGTTCTGGTACGCATACGTCGCGCCGTCGCGGTCGATCTTGTTAGCCACCGCAGCAACCGCCGGGTTGATGATGCGTTCCTTGAACATGTCGACGCTGGTCGCGAGGTCGGCCGTCGTGAACTGCACGTCGACGTGGAACTGGGTCGTGAGCGTGACCGGAATGTAGGTCTCGTTCGTGTCTTCCACGTTCAACGCCGGGCCGGTCGTACCGATGTAACGGGGCGGCTTGCGGACGTTGACGGTGTAACCGACCTTGGCGCCCGACAGGGCGAATTGGTCTGCATCAAATATGTTGCGGCAACTCGCTACGTTGCCTCTGTAAGTCACCCTACAGTTCAGACTATCTCTTCACCTTGTCGCCAGAGAGCAACAAGGGCACTGCATTTCGAGGTCGCTTGACCCCTACGCCTTTCGGCTAGTCGTTACACCTTACCTTGTGCGGACAAACGCCATCATTCATGCGTTTGCCGAAATTGCAGTTCATGCACAGGATTTGATACCCAGGCGGAAACTTGCGTTTCCACAAGTACCGATAGGTTGTCCATCCCGATGCAGTTCTCTTTCCCGCAATCTTTAAACGGTCGGCAGCTCCGTCATTGTTGATGTGGTCCAAAGTCAGGAACTTGCGTTCCGTCTCGCCACAACACGCGCAACGGTAGCCGCCATATGCCTCAAACACTAAGTGTCGAACTCTCGCCTTGTAAGGCGCGTTCCAGGCATTTTGAACTCTACGATAATTCGCACGGTTTGCATCGCGAGCTGCATTGACGCGGCTCTTGTAGCAAACCTTGCACTTCGCGTGCGGTTTACCGTTCGTTCTTACGTAATACTCGATCAGCAGCTTTGTTTTGCCGCACCCAGTACACCGTTTCTCAAGGTCTTGGCTCGGTATTGTCATGGTAAAATTTTACCATGGGTTTCACCGAGTTAACAGCGTTTTACGTCAGCTATGCAAATTTACTGACGATTAACGTGATCGGCAAAGCACAGATCGTTTTCGAGGACCATCAGGCCCTCGTTCGTGATCTGACTGATAGTCAGAAGGTTGTTAGACAAGACAGTCTCCTATGCGCTTTAGCGCCGGCGCTGCCTCAATTCGTTCATCCGGAGCCGTTTGTAGTCCTGAAAGCTCAACGCCTCTCTCGAGT